CTACTCGCTGTGACGTCTATTGCCTTTGTCGCGTTAGCGACTACTATGTTTAACAGTTTTGTCAGGACTCCCCAAGTTCCAACTCCTCTCCCCCCCACTTCAGAGCCAAGTCCAAACCTCACGGCTCAAGTGGTTCATTCCGCTTCTCATGAGGTTCCAAAAGGCGTGAGGACAGTGATTAGAACGACGGAAGCCGCTCGACCAACAGCCCAAAACGCCCCCAAGCTGGATGAAAAGTCTAGCAAACCGGGAATGGTGGCACATTCTCTAAGCGACCCTCAGGTTGCCGACCTACTCGTGTCCAAAGTTAGATCAAATCAGTTCCAAATGGATTTTTCCAGGTATGGGACTGTGTTTAACTACATGAAAGGGGTTGGCATACGTGATAACATCGCCGTGATGCCTTGCCACATTTTCCGCTACATTGAGGGGTTGGATGAGACGCCCGAAAGCATCCTCATTACGATGCATAGGGACGGTTTCGCCATCCAGCAATTCCATTTGTCGGACTTGAAGCTTGTGTTCTTGGGGTCGGATGTCATGGGGGTTTATCTCCCAAAGACTTTGCCGGCCTTCAAGAATATTCACAAGCATTTCGTTCAAGACAAGGACCTCAATGCGGACTTCAGCAATTTGATCGTGTGTGAGTCGTTTCCGAAGCTGAGAAATCAGTATACGCAACGTTTGCACAAAGTTGAAGTTCAATTACAAAAGTCAGTCACCTATGACTTTTATGATCACAATAATTTGCCCCGAGAAGTGAGCTTGGCCCGGTTCATCCGAGCCAACGCAGCCACCACTCCAGGTGACTGTGGGGCGGTCTACATGCTTCAAAATACCAGCGTCCCGCGCAAACTTTGCGCGCTCCATGTCGCTGGTCATAAAGGCATGTGTATCGTCATTGGCAGTATTCTCTCACAGGAGTTTCTTGCCCCACTTTTCAATCAACAACAGCTGTCCACGATTGATGAGGAACCGGCACTTGATGTGACGGGAGCCCTCACTGCGCAGATGGCAATTACTGAAGCTGGCATTTCCGTTGATTCAATGGAAGAGCTAGCCCCCGGCAAGTATGTGCAGCTTGCTCGCGGAACGAAAATCGTTCCCTCAGTTTTGCACAATCATCCTAAACTTCACCCAAGTGTGAAGGGACCTCCACATATGCGCAAGTTTATTAGCCCTCAAGGCGAAGAGATTTGGCCATATCAAAAGGCGGTGAAGCGAGCGACCTCAAAATTGCCCGTAAACCGGCTTGATCTTCTCAGGCAAGCGGCGGATCAGATCCACCTCAAGTTTGGGAAACCCCCGGAAGGTGAGCCCCTCACGCTATTTGAAGCAATCAATGGCGTTCCTGGCAAAGAATACATGAAGTCCATTGTCATGACAACTTCGTCCGGTTATGGCCCTCAAGACGTTCCCTACGTTTTGCAAAAGCCTGACGGGAAGAAGAAATTCTTTGTTTTGGAAGCTGATGGGTATCATCCCGTAGCGTCCATTGTTCATGATGTGGAAGCCCTTGAATCCCAAGCTAAGGTTAAGCCGCTCACCGACCAAAAGTTCATCGTCTCTCTCAAAGACGAACTCTTGCCCCATGCGAAGGTGGAAGAGGGGCGTGCCCGTCCAACAGACACGGCAGGCCTTGATTACCTACTTCTCGTTCGAAAATACTTCCTTAAAGCAGTTCAAAGTTTTATGGAAGGACATTCAGACAAGTTTCACGCAGTTGGCATCAATCCCCACAGCCGAGCCGAGTGGAAGACAATTGTCGACCGCATGGACCGGTGGGTGGGAACCAACTTCGTCGATGGTGACTTTTGGAACATGGACGGTTCAATGCATGAGGATTGGCTTAAAGAAGCCACTCGTGAATTTGCCCTCTTTGCTTCAAAGAATGACGGTCACTATCAGACTCGCTACAATATTTTGTGGGCTCTTGTTGAGCACTATCTTGTTTGTGGCGATACATTGCTGCATGCGCTCGGATCACACGTCACTGGTGAACCCTTGACTGCTTTGATCAACTCCATCGTTTGTATCATTTTCTGTGTAGCCTCATGGTTACTAATAACAGAAAAGAAATTCGGT